TACGCGATCAATGAGGAGCGCCGCGGCATCGACTTCAAGAAGCAGGAGCTTCTTGAGTTCTCTATCGTGCCAGTTCCCGCCAATGCAAACGCGCTCATCGCCGCATCTGCGGCCGGTGTCGATCTGGAGCCGGTGCGCCAGTGGCTGCAGGAGACGATCGAGGCGTGGCCAGGCGAGCTGCGGCTGAAGGGCTCAGTATGGGACAAGCTCGCAGTATGGGACAAACTCCAGGTACGCCGTAATGTTGATGCCAAGATCAACGTAGACAGCGACGAGGCCATGGCCAAGATCGCCGCGCTGCGCGAGCAACTCGACGCGGTGAGCGAGAAGGCCGAGCGGCTGTCGCAGCATCTGGGTGGACTCGACACGCCGCGACTCAAGAGCGTGCGCTTCGTCGCCGAGTCGGCGCCGGACACGGTGCGCTGGAACAAGTCCCTGCCGGAGAGCTTCGACATCACGACGCAGGAGTTCGACCCGCAGTCGGTCGAGCAGGCGATGGTCGCGCGGTACTGCGCGTGCGCCGTCAAGGACCTGCACCACAGCCACCAGCGCGTCGCGTCGGTGCGGATGGGCGCGTTCCTGTCGGCGGTTGACGCCATGCTCGGCGATGCGTCGATCGACGACGTCCGGAACCTTGATAGCTACGGCAAGGAGGCGCCGCCGCTCTACGAGACCATTCAGCTCAACTCGAAGCGCAGCGGAGAGTTCCTGGTTGACGGCCTGCGGTTCCTGCGGTGGCACGACGCGAAGCTGGCCGTGCGCGTGGAGCCGCGCTGGTACGGCCTGGAGGCGACGTTCTACACGGTGCGCGAACGGGCTGACATCGTGCGAACGTTTGCCGCGCAGGTGCAGGAGCGGGCGGCTCAGATGAAGTTCCTCAAGGGCGAGGCATTCTCGCTCTCAGGCGAGTTCATCACGCGTGGGGGCGAGTCATTCGACGACCTGTTCCTGTCGCCGAAGAACGCGGATGCACTCAAGCGCGTCGCGAAGCTCGTTAACGACAAGGGCGCCAACCTGGACAACCGCGGTGTGCTGCTCGTCGGTCCGCCAGGAACTGGAAAAACGCTCGGAGGTCGAGTGTTGATGAACCAGACCGAGGCGACGTTCATCTGGCTGGCGGCTCGCGACTTCTACTACGGCGGCGGGTTCCGGGCACTGGACGACGCCTTCGAGTTGGCGAAGGAGAACGCGCCGACGATCCTGTTCATCGAGGACGTGGACTCCTATCTGACGAACGACGTCACGGACCTACTCAAGACGGCGATGGACGGCCTAGCGACGAGCCGCGGCGTGGTGACGGTGCTAACGTCGAACTACCCGGAGCACCTACCGAAGGCCATCATCGACCGGCCTGGCCGATTCCACGACGTGCTGCGGTTCGACCTGCCGGACGACGCGGCCAGAAAGCAGATGCTGGCAAAGTGGCTGCCGGACCTGCTGGGCGACGCGCTCACGGACGTGCTGCAGGCGCTGGCGGGCTACTCGGGCGCGCACGTGCGGGAGTTCGCGCGGTTTGTCGGGATCATCCGCGAGCAGGATGGCCTGTCGGTGGATGCAGCGGCGACCGCGGCCCTGGCGAAGATCCAGGAGCAGCGCGACCTCATCACCAGTGTGCAGACGCAGGGATCGCGGTACCGGGCGCCGAGCCATGTGATCGAGAAGTCTGGCTCTGGTGAGGCGATTGGTGAGGCGGCCATCGAGGTGGCCAAGCGTGGCCGTGTCCTCTCGGCGGCGAACGAGCGGCGGCTCCGAAAGGCTGGCACTTGTTCGGCCGATTGCCAATCGGCCATCACGGAAGTGCTGGACACGCTGGCCGAGCAGAACACGGAGTCCGGTGGTGGTGACGACCACGCACTGTATTCCTTGCTTGAAAAACGATTCGGGTCGGATCAAGCGAGCGAAATATTCGGCGCGCTGGGTTATTCGGTTAACGAGGACTGGAAGTCCGGCGAGAGCGAGGCCGTCCTTGAATTAGCCGACCTACCCGTACCAATCCAGGCACGACAAGCCGACGCTGAGACGTATGTGCTCGAACTCGCCGACGAGCCGGACGGGATTGAAATCGACCAGGTGGCGCTGCGCGACGGCCTCCGTGAGGCTGTCAGCGCGGCGATTGGACAGTTGGTGCAAGAGAGCGTCGAGCGGACGTTGGATCGCATTCGCGGGCGCGTGGTCTAGCGCGTCACGCAAGGGAGTAATCAGGTCATGGCTATGCTGACCCCGGAACAATTGAAGCAGCAGATCACCGACGTGGTCGTGCCGCTCATCAAGGAGCACGCCAGCAAGGACGTGGCCGACCTGGTGCGGCAGAACGTCGAGGCGGCGCTCGCGAAGGCGAAGCCGAGTACGCCGAACTACGCGGCGCACTTGTTCGGCGACGGAGACGGGCAGGGCCAGCGTGCCGGCAATGGCGCGACGAACAAGGCGCTGACGTTTGGCGCCTACGTGATGGCCCTCGCCGGTGCCCGCGGCGACAAGGACAAGGCCGTACGTGCGGCCCAGATCATGGGCCGTCACGACGTCGCCGAGGCGTTGGAGAAGTCGATCCAGAAGGCCATGTCGGCCGGTGACCCGCTGGCCGGCGGGTTTCTCGTGCCACAGGAGTTCAGCGCTGACGTCATCGAACTGCTGCGCGCCAGCGGCGTTGTGCGGTCGCTGAACCCGAACACCATGCAGATGAGCGAGGGGATCAAGATCCCCAAGATCACCAGCGGGTCGACGGCCAGTTACCTCGGCGAGAACACCAACATCACCAAGAGTGAGCTGGGTACCGGTCAGATCCAGTTGTCGTTCAAGAAGCTGGCGGCGCTCGTGCCGATCAGCAACGACCTGATCCGTAAGAGCGTGCCTGGCGCGGACGGGATCGTGCGCGACGACGTGGTGCGTTCGGTGGCCACCAGGGAGGACCTGGCGTTCATTCGCGACGACGGGACCAGCGGCACCCCGAAGGGCGTCAAGCACTGGATTGCCGCCGCGAACAAGTTCAACGCGAACGGCACGGTGAACCTGGCCAACGTGACAACCGACCTCGGCAAGGCGGTCCGGTTACTCATGGACGCGAACATCGCCCTGACCATGCAGCAGGGCGCGGCGGCGGTGGACCAGCGTCCGGGCTGGATCTTCGCACCGCGCGTCTGGCAGTACCTGTTCACGGTGCAGACCGGGCTCGGCACCTACGCCTACCGCGACGAGATGCTGCGCGGCACGCTCTGGGGCTGGCCGTTCAGGGTCACGTCGCAGGTCCCGATCACGATGCTGAGTGGGGCTGACACCGGCGGCACGCAGACCGAGGTCTACTTCGGAGCCTTCGCGCACGCGGTGATTGGCGAGGCGCTTGGCATCATTGTGGACGCGAGCCAGGAGGCGGCCTACCACGACGGGTCGGCCGTCGTGGCGACGTACAGCCAGGACCAGACGGTCATCCGTGTCATCACCGAGCACGACTTCGCGCTGCGGCATGACCGGGCGTTCTCGTTGATCGAGCGCGCAACATGGGGTGCCTAACAATCGCTAGCGGGCACGTGAGTCCGCAGGGAGTGACATCATGAGTCTCGTTCGCGACTTCCCGTTCACCCTCACGGCCATGGAAGAGCACATGCTCATTACGTGCTCTGCGCCCTACCTGGAGACCACGGCGGCCTACACGACCGGCAGCGTGGGTCTGATTGGCGCCAAGACCACGGCCGGCGTGCTCGTCTCGACCGGCGATATCGGCAATCTGTCGACTGACGCGAAGAACAAGCAAGTGAGTTCTGGTGGGATGCTCGTGGCGACGACGTACGGGAAGCTCATCGACCGGCTACGCTTCCCAATCGGCGCTCGCTACGGTGCTGCCGTCGTGGGATCGTGGATCAACAGCACGCGTGGTAGCACGGAGGCTGACCGCAAACTGGCTGTCGGCGTAAAGCTGCAGCACGGCGACAGCTCTGGCGGCGGAGACCTGGCCGACTACACCACGGGCAACCAGGCAGACGATCGGATGTATTTCGGCAGCTCAGCGCGAACCACCGACATGCTGGCCTGGGATACCGAGGAGTCGAGTGGCCCAGTGTACGCGGCCAGCAACCCTGGCTACTACGACCTCAGGGGGGCAAAGCGCTACCTGCGTGTCGTGGCGCGCGTGGGCAAGAACAGGGTGACCACGGAGTCGAGTGGCGATGAGCACGCTCGCGTCGGGGCGACCATCACGTTCCTGGCCGGGGACCAGTTGCCGCAGAAGGCTGACACGACCGGGCCGTACTCGGATTCCACGTCGACCGAATAGTCGTCGGCGGTCCAGCACCCTAAGCGCCGGCACGCGCGCACGTCCAGCGTGTCGCAGCGACCGGCGCTTTTCGTTTCACCTTTGGCATCTACGGAGAAGATTCTTGGCTGGAGAAAATGCAGCACTGAAGGCCGAAGCGGAACTGAAAGCCAAAGCCGCATCAACACAAGATGGCATCTTCCAGCGGGACCATGTGTGCACAGGCGTGAACCGCATTCTCGATGCCGACGCTGGTGCGATTGAACTGCTCATGCCGGACGGCGTGACACCACGCAAGAAGATTGCGCTGGTTGGCTTCGCCTCCTCGACCAAGGATATGGCGCCGTTCGCTGATGTGGACTGGGCCATCGTGGGGATGAATCAGTTGTCGCGGCACATTCCTCGGGCCGACGCATGGCTGGAGATCCACAAAGAGTGGAACACGGCCGTCGTGCCTGGCACCGACCACGCAGCGTGGCTCCGTGATTGCGGCATCCCGGTGTTGATGACCGATCGCGTGGATGGCCTGCCGACGAGCGTCAAGTTTCCGATCGACCGGCTGATCCGCCGGTTCGACATCGACTACTTCACCAGCACGGTCGCCTACATGCTGGCCTTCACGATGGACTATATCGACCAGCAGGTCGAGCACCGGTTGAAGACGTCCCCGTCAAACGGCCTGGCGACGGCCTGGGACGTGACGCAGTTGGCCAGCACACTCTACGCCGAGTACACGATCGGCGTGTTCGGAATCGATTTGATCGTGGGCGAGGAGTACGACTACCAGCGCAACTGTGCGGAGTTCTGGCTCGGGCAGATCATGGCGCGCAACATCACGCTCATGATCCCGCAGCAGAGTGCCCTCCTGAAAATGAGGTACCGCTACGGATATTTCATGGAGCCAGATGACTTGATCAAGGACAGCGACATCGCGAAGCGCGTGTCGGCCCTCACGATCGAACACCAGAAGCATTCGGAAGCGGTCGTGCAGTTGGTTGGTGCGTTGCGCGAACTGGAGACGATGCGCGAACTGCGCCGCCTCCGCGAACGCGGCGGAACGGTGAACCTCTGATGTTGAACAGGTCATTTCCGAACCAGTTCACGGGCCGGGCGAACGCCAGCACGACGAGCACAGAGAGCGCGTTCGCGTTCGGGTTCGAT